CCTCTCCAGAAATTGTCACCGTGTCTCCGCGTATGGTTCCCGGTGGAACATTCACAATAACACCCTTCGGATGTGCGGGATGCCCCTCCAACATCTTTTGGCATCCGAGTAGGCAGTCCTTCAAGGTTATCGCCGCAGTAATGGTGAGGTCATCCCCTATCCGGCTGAAAGCAGAGGGCTCATCCGCCTCTCTCAAAACAATATGGACATCGCCGGCCTCCTCATAGTCAGCATGGTCAGAGCATTCATTCTGGAATACCATCGTCTCCCCCGGCTTCATCCCAGGTTCAATGTCTATTTTGAGTATCTTCTCGTGATTGCTGAACTTTGCGCCGCGGCATTTAGAGCATGTTCCTGTCGGGCGCTTTCCAGAGCCGCCACAAGGACCACAGGGGCCTCTAGAAACTGCATGCATGCCTGGCCCAATCATCATATGCCGCTCAACCGCTCCACTCCCGTTACACTCCCCGCATGTCTGCACACTATCGGAGCCGTCACCCTTACACTTCTCGCAGAACCGCTGCCTCTCAAACTTCAACTGTATCATCTTCCCATAAAAGAAATCGCGAAGAGTCAGATTGATTTCGTGAATTTTCGGCGGAGCCTTTTTTCCCTTTTGGCGTCTAGGTCCGCCGCCGCCACCACCCCCACCTCCAAAAGGGAATCCGCCACCCATTCCTCCGAACATGGCACCAATATCAAAGGGGAATCCAAACGGCATTCCGCCTGGTTGGCCCTGCATTTCGTCACCCTGTATCTGGCCCGTCTGGTCATAGACAGCACGTTTCTGCTCATCCGACAGGACCTCATACGCGTTTTGTATGACCTTGAAACGCTCTGCATTGCCGCCCTTGTCAGGATGCTCCGTCTTAGACAACTTCAAATAGGCGCGACGAATTTCTTGAGTATCGGCCCCGCGCTCTACGCCCAAGTCTTCATACAATGACGGCATTCTATGAAGTTTAGATTGGAACAGCCTTAAACCCTTAGTGCGCCCTATTTCTCGCAGTTCCCCTTCTAAAGATGAAAATATATTAGGAAATCAGGAGATGCAGACTGTATTAATAGGCCAAGAGGAGAATACGCAATTATTAAATAAAGTTTTAAACGACCCACCCCACATTTTTATATCAGGCGGATACGGCTGTGGAAAAACGACCCTCTTACGTGAGTTTATTAGCGCATACTTTAAAGTGAAAAATACGAATCCAACTTACGAATCCATGTTGTGGTTATCATCTGAGCAGGACAGAGGTATTCATTGTATTCGGCAATCTGTCGCGGAATTCGTGAAACATACAACGAATACTCCGAATGTATATCGTTGGATTATTATTGATGATGCGGACTCGCTCCCTATTATTTCGCAGCAAGCACTCAGACGCCCTATGGAGACGCACGCACATTCCACGCGCTTTATATTCTGTAGTCGGTATAAGTCGGATATTATTCAACCAATCTATTCTCGCTGCATGAACGTTGAGATGAATGTTGTGCCACCGAACAGTTTAGTAACACACTTTATCAGCCGGTATAGCACGAAACAAATATCATTTTCTCCAGATTTTATTGAAATTCTCATATCCATCGTATCCGTTCCAACAGAAATTCGCAATTGCATCCGCATACTCATAAATCACCACGGCGATACAGAGCCGGTTGAATTCACAAAAAAACAGATGTTGGAATTATTCTCGGCCCCCTCGTTTTCGCTTTGCTATCAATTACTACTTTCGTATATTAACAATAATAACGACGAAATGGTACGTATCTTTTTGGAAATTTGGAAGACCGGATTAAGTTACGAAGATTTTTTACATGAATTGAACTCGTCCTTCCAAATGATAAAATTCGTTCCGTCGGTCACGTCGCAGGAAATACATGAATTATTGATTAAAGGTTGGATGAATTTCGCGCAAGGAAAGACGCATACGCTCGATATGATGCGCCTTTTTTTAGGGTCTAATGACAAATCTCTTGGACAATTAGGATAATGCATAGGAAACCTGTCAAACTATTTCGCAAAGATCCTCCGCGTGATTTCATAGAATCGCTTTTACGTGAAATGGGTTTCCTTGGTTTTCATGACCTTCGGTGGTTTTCTAAACAGGAAATTCGGCTAGACACTATAGAGGACTGGCTACCCGTCCTTGAATCATACTATATTCCATGTAAGGCGACCAGGTTCATCCATAAATGGACTGATACTACACCGATTACGATTCTTAGACATGTTCTACATTTATACAACTACGACCTAGAAAAAGAGGAACGGCTCTATAAGGGTGAAAAGACGATGTTGTATCAGATACAACCGCGTCAATCCGTCTTGGACTTGAGTGGCGCAATCCTACAGGTGGATTTTGACTAGGCCAAGGCCTTTGTAAATAAATGACTAATGACCATGTCACTTGAAAGGATTTGGTCTTCGCTCATTCTTAGGAACCAGCTGAATTTCTCCCGCTGCATCAATTCCTCTAAAGGTATCGGCAGATATACTGCGTCCTCGGGTATATGGAAGGATGCGTGCGTGCTTCCCGTGGTTGTAATTAAGTCCTCCAATTCAATTCGTCTGCGATTCGGCCCCTTTCTGGAAATTTCCGGGAGGCGTATCACTTGAATTTGGTCGGGAAATTGTTTCATCGTATTTTCAAAATCTTCGTGCTCTCCCGCGCCACCACCTCTAAGACGGAAATTCAGCCGCTCCCGAACATTCTTCTCCCATTCAAGCCACACGGGGTGCTCAGGCTTGGGAGACCATACGACATCAAATGCGGGTAGAGACGTCTTTGTTGCGTATGTCTCCTCCACATTCATTCCGAAAAACACGACCCGGTCTTTTGGAAGGGGCTTGATATCGCCAATCCATATAGTGGACGGAGACACCCAGAGTCCTCCGAATTTCGCCAAGACCGCCGCGCGAATCCAATTCATCTCGGGTCCGTTCACAAACGCCTCGGGGTTCCGCAAAGGTTCAGGAAGAGCCTCCCAGCCACCCAGTCGCCCAGCCAGGTCGGGGAGACCGCTAATCACTTCCACTCTGAATTGTGTTTTTGTGTGACGGACGATTGTCTCGTAACACAAATTCAAGAATGGGAGATTCATTACGCGGGAACTTCTGCTCATGAAATCATACCACGACCGGCTATTGACATCGCTGTTATTCAAGTAAATCCATAAAACGGGTAATTTAGAGCCGCGTTTCAGATTGTCCTTGTCCTGAAAAATATCGTAATCACGCTCGCCCGCAACGGAAGCCCAGCCGACAAGCAGACCTGTTAGAACGACAACACCAATTGTAAGCGCCCCTATAGATTTCATATTACGCTAATTAGGGGTGCGGAAATTTACATTGGATAATTCGCCGCATGACGTTCCGATTTCTTCATGGAGGCCGTTCCGTCCATTAATACAACCTGCTTCATTCTTTGGAAGTACTGGTCGGCGTGAACCATTTCCTGGGCTGCGCGCAGAGACCTTTGTTGCTCCTGTCGCTGTTGATGTTTTTCCGCAGCCTGAATGGCTTCCATTTCCGCATCATTCAGTGCTGTCGGCGCTTTTTTACGACTTTCAGCGTATTTGTCATAAGTGCGAGACTCTACCTGGACATTTGCGACCTGGCTACTAAATGTATTATCGGTCGTATAGGCACGTTTGAGGTCCGTATAGCGCATTTGCCCACCAGCAGGAGCCGTATAATCTTCCGCAGCGCCGCGGCCGATTTCTACGCCGTGTCCAGGGGCGAGTGTGAGCGCCTGTGGGACAACGGCGGAGAGCGCAGAGCTTGTGGCCCGCTTCTTGGATTCTTCTTCAAATGTGCGATTGAACACATCGCGATTGAATTTTCCCCCGAAATTCGGACCGCCTGTAGCACCATCGCCACCCTTGAGCCAATCACCGTAACCCTCTTCGTCCGGGTCCGGAACACGAGTTTTCTCAAATATTGTATTGAACGCGTTCATGTCCAACTTTTTCGGATTGAGTCGGACAGGTTGAACCATTTCCCAGTCCTTGGATTCTGCCTTGCGAGAATCGTTCAACTTTGACGGCTCCTGAACGACGCCCTCTTTTGAGCGCCCGCCGTGAATGCGCTTGAGAATATCTGTTAAATACGCATAGGCGCGCGTGACGGCCTCAAACTCCTGTTCGGTGCCTCCCTTGTCTGGGTGGACTTTTACGGCAGCCTT